CAGATTTTCCCGGCGAACATGATTTCCGATTTGGGAAATATGCAAACAAGGATTCAGGCTATTCAGGAAAGGATTCAGACAATCGAAAATAACCCGATGAATTTGGGAACTGATACGGCAAACGCTGAATTGGAGCAAATGCGGGCAAGTCTGAATCAGGCGATTTTGGAACAGCAAGAATTGAATACCGCCGTTGAAAACATGGATGTTCGTTCGGCAAATGAAGCCTATATGCGGTTATCTTCCACGGTATCTAATACAGAACGATATATCCGGGATAATGTCAACGAACAGGGGCGTTTTAACCGGGAAATCGAAAATGGTACAGATGCCGCAAGCAATCTGAAAAGCATGATTGCCGGGGCTATTAGTGCTTATGCTGGAATTGCCGGAATTAAAAAGGCATTTAGTTTTGTGGAAGATTGCACGGAAGCATTTAACACACAGTTGAACGCCGAAAATCAGTTGATGGTTGTTTTGGGGAATATGCTTGATGAAGATTATGTTTCCCAATTTACCATTGAAACGGATGCCGATACCACGGCGGCGGTTGATGAAATCAACGCTATTCAAAACAGCGTTGATGAAGTGGTTGTTCCGGTTACGGCTGAAAGCAAGGCTTTACAAGCTGAATTTGACACGATCACAGCAAAGGCGGCTGAAATTCAATCCAACGGTATCTATGGTGATGAAGCCATGATTGCCGCTGGTGCTGAATTTGCAACTTATTTTACCGATACAGACGCTATTACTTCCATGATGGACACCCTTGCAGATTACGCAATGGGTATGAGCGGCGGCGGTGAAATTGACAGTACCGCAATGGTGGACTACGCAACCAATCTTGGAAAAATTATGTCCGGTTCTTACGATGCTATGACGAAAAAGGGCTTTGAATTTTCGGATGCTCAAAAGGCTATCATTGAAGGAACAGCGACACAGGAACAGCTTGTTGCAGTATTGGGTGACGATTACGCAAGTATGAGTGACGAAATGCAAGCGGCGGCTGTTATTTCGCAGATCATTGAAGAATCATGGGGCGGCTTGTACGAAACCATGAGTAACACCCCGGAAGGCAAAATTATTCAAATGACAAACGCTTGGGGTGATATGAAAGAGGTTATCGGCGGGCAGCTTTACCCCTATGTGATTTTGTTCGTTGATGCTATCAATGAAAATTGGGCTACAATCGAAAGCGTTATTTCCGCTATTACTACCGGGCTTGAATATATGCTTGGGGTACTTTCGTGGTTGATGGAAGGTGCGTTCAATTTCGCACAGGTCATTATTGATAATTGGTCGTGGATTTCCCCGATCATTTACGGTATAACCGCCGCCCTTGCCTTATATGCTGCATATTTGGGAATTACAAAAGCGGCTGAAATCGCAAGCGCAGCAGGAAAAGCAATCCTAATTGTTGCAGAATACGCCCATGCAGCAGCCACAGGCGCAGCAGTTTCCGCAACTACCGCTGAAACAGCCGCCCAAATGGGACTGAATACGGCGTTGCTTGAATGTCCGCTTACATGGATTATCGTTCTGATTATCGCTTTGATTGCCCTGTTTTATGCGGCGGTTGCAGCGGTGAATAAATTTGCCGGAACTTCCGTTTCTGCAACGGGTATCATTTGCGGCGTGTTCATGGTAGCGGCGGCGTTCATTGGAAATTTGTTCGTTACCCTGATTAACTTTGTGATTGATATTTTCGTGGTACTTTGGAACTTTATAGCGGCATTTGCAAACTTTTTTGCGAATGTGTTCACCGATCCGGTCGGAGCAATCGCCCGGTTGTTCTTTGATTTGGTCGATACGATTCTTTCGCTGTTACAATCTTTAGCTTCGGCTATTGATACAATTTTCGGTTCAAACCTTTCCGGGGCAGTTTCCGGGTGGCGTGATTCGCTTGGAAGCTGGGTTGATTCCACCTTCGGACAAGGTGAAGAAATTATGGCAAAGGTCAATGCGGAAGATTACCACCTTGACCGATTTGAATACAGTTCCGCTTGGGATGCCGGGTACAGTTTCGGTGAAGGCATTGATGAAAGCATTGAAAACTTTGATCCTTCAAGCCTATTCGGAACAACCGATATTCCAACCGCTGACGATTACGCAAGTGCTTTCACGGGTGGAACAAGCGGTATTGGTGATGATGTTTCCGATATTGCCGGGAACACGGGCAGCATTGCCGATTCAATGGATATTACGGATGAAGAATTGGAATATTTGCGTGATATTGCCGAACAGGAAGCAATTAACCGATTCACTACCGCTGAAATCAAGATAGACCAAACCAACCACAACAATGTTTCTTCCGGTATGGATTTGGACGGTGTTGTTTCGGGGCTGACCGATGCCGTAAATGAAGCGGTTGACATTATAACGGAAGGGGTGCATGAGTAAATGGCAAAAAGCGGATATGATTTCTACTTGAAAAAGTGCTTGTTACCCATAGCACCCCAAAAGCTGCAAATCAAAATCAACAATGCGAACGAAACATTGACCTTGATTGATGAAGGGCAAATTAACATTCTGAAAACGGCTGAATTGACGGATATTGAATTTGAATGTGAAATCCCACAAGTGAAGTACCCCTTTGCAACCTACAAAAGTGGGTTCAAAGGGGCTTCCTATTTCCTTGATTACTTCGAGGAATTGAAAACCAGCAAAAAGCCGTTCCAATTCATTGTTTCCCGAACAATGCCGAATGGTAAAGTGCTTTTTTCAACCAATATCAAGGTATCAATGGAAGATTACAAGATCACCGAAAATGCAAAAAACGGTTTTGATTTAACGGTGAAAATCAGCTTGAAGCAATACCGTGATTACAGCACTAAAACGGTGAATATCAAAATTGCAGCTTCCAAACCGAAAGCAACCGTAACCACTACACGGGCAACGGAAACAACCACTACCACAACCAAAAAAGAATATAAAGCCGGGGATATTGTAAATTTCCACGGTGGAACACATTATTACAGTTCCTATTCCGGCGCAAAGGGCTATTCTGCAAAGGCGGGAAAGGCAAAAATTACGCTGGATAAGACTTGTAAAGGAAACGGCGGCGCACACCCTTACCACTTGATTCACACCGATTCAAGTTCAAATGTGTATGGGTGGGTTGATGAAGGAACATTTGATTAGGGGGTGATTTCTTTTGGATGTAGAACTATTGATTTCCGATTCAACAGGAAAGAAAGCATATTTGCCTATCATTGAAGAAGGTATTGAATGGAGTACAGAAAGAAGAAGCACCCCCGGCAAGCTGACCTTCAAAGTGGTAAAGGATGATATTATCAGTTTTTCAGAAGGGGCGGCGGTTCGCTTGAAGGTGGACGGTAAAGCCGTTTTCTTTGGGTTCGTATTCAGCAAAAAGCGGGATAAGGATCAGATTATCACCGTTACCGCTTACGATCAGTTGCGATACCTGAACAACAAAGATACTTATGTTTACGAAAACAAGACCGCTTCACAGTTTATCAAAATGATAGCAGCGGATTTTGCCTTGAATGTTGGAACTATTGAAGATACCGGGTTTGTAATTGCTTCACGGGTGGAAGATAACACTTCCCTATTTGATATGATAGAAAACGCCCTTGATCTTACCCTAACAAACAGCAAGGAAATGTTTGTTTTGTATGACGATTTCGGCAAGCTGACATTGAAAAATATTTCTTCAATGTATGTTGGTGAATCGGGGGCTTACCTGATGATTGATGAAGAAACCGGGGAAAACTTTGAATACACTTCCAGCATTGACGGCGACACTTACAACAAAATCAAATTGACCTATGACAATGACGAAACCGGAAAACGGGAAGTTTACATTGCACAGGATTCAAGCCACATGAACGCATGGGGCATTTTACAATATTTCGATACCCTTTCAGACGGGGAAAACGGGCAATCAAAAGCGGATGCCCTGTTGCAGCTTTATAACAAAAAAACCCGTAACTTGAAAATCACCAACGCTTTAGGTGATACACGGGTTAGAGCCGGAAGCATGGTTGTAATAAACCTGAATTTGGGCGATATGTCTTTGAAAAATTTTATGCTGGTTGAAAAGGTGAAGCACACCTTTAAGCTGGATTCACATTTCATGGACTTAACACTTCGAGGGGGTGAGTTCGTTGGCTGATGCAGTCGAATTGATGAAAACAATTAAAAAAGCCGCTGTTGAAGCAACAAAAGCGGAAAAGCCTGTTGAAATCTGTTTTGGAAAAGTAACAAGTGCTTCCCCCTTGAAAATCCTTGTAGATCAGAAAATGACATTGGGAGCGGCGCAACTTGTCCTTGCCCGCAATGTTACCAATTTTCAAACGGAAGTAACTGTTGATTGGACAACGGAAAATAAAAGTGGTGGCAGCGGATATGATTCGTATGCTTCCCACAATCACGCTATCAAGGGAAGAAAGAAAATCACCGTTCACAATGGGTTGGTTGTGGGTGATGAAGTCATTCTTCTTCGTCAACAGCAAGGGCAAAAATATATTGTGGTGGATAGAATCGGATGATACCTTCAACTACGGGATTTCTTGAACAAGATTTTGAACTTGAAACACAACCAACCCACACTTACAAAATGAACCTTGAAAGTAACCTTGTTCGGGGATATGTAGACGGACAGGAAGCCATGAAACAGGCAATTTACAAAATTCTACTTACTGAAAGATTCCAATACCTGATGTATAGCAGTAATTACGGAATTGAAACCCTTGATTTGTATGGTGAACCCGTTTCCTATGTATGCCCGGAACTTGAACGGCGAATTTCGGAAGCCTTACTTTGGGATGATAGAATTGAAAGTGTTTCGGATTTTGAATTTAACATTTCAAAAAAGGGCGTGGTTCATGTTACCTTCACAGCGCATACAACTTTCGGTGATGTGCAAGCAGAAAGAGAGGTGAATTTCTAATGTATGATGTAACTTATGAAGAAATCCTTGAACGGATGCTTGCAAGGGTATCTGACAAATTCGACAAGCGGGAAGGATCAGTAATTTTTGACACCCATTCCCCAACGGCGATTGAACTTCAAAACCTTTATATTGAACTTAACCGTTTACTTGCGGAAGCATACGGGGATAGTGCTTCAAGGGAATATCTGATTTTAAGATGTGCCGAAAGGGGGCTTTCCCCTTATGAAGCAACCAACGCTATTTTGAAAGGCGTATTCACCCCGGCAAACATTGATGTTACCGGACAGCGGTTCAATATTGGTTCAATGAACTATGTTGTAACTGAAAAAATCGCAGATGATGAATATAAGGTGCAATGCGAAAGTTCCGGCATTACCGGAAATCAGTATTTGGGAACAATGATTCCTATGGAATATATTGAAGGGCTGGAAACGGCTGAACTTACGGAAGTGCTGATTCCCGGTGAGGATGAAGAAGATACGGAAGATTTACGAACCCGCTATTTTGCTTCGTTTGAAGAAAAGGCTTTCGGTGGCAATATGCGTGATTATCTTGAAAAAACCAATGCTATCCCCGGTGTTGGAAGTACCAAAGTAACCCGCATTTGGAATTCTGATATTCGCCCCGCTGATATGATACCAACCGCAAAAGTGGAAACATGGTACAAAGGCATTGTTGACACGCTGGATCAGGAAGTTGCACTTTGGCTTTCTTCCGTGTATGCAGCAGCACAGGACAAGAAATTGACAACCGGGGGAACGGTGCTTCTTACTATCCTGAATTCGGATTTTGGAACGGCAAGCAATACCCTGATTGAAACGGTGCAGGAAACGATTGATCCGGCTGAATTTGCCGGGGAAGGTTATGGGCTTGCCCCTATCGGTCATGTGGTAACGGTCAAAAGTGCTGATGCCGTAGAAATTACCGTGAAAACCACAATCACTTTTGAAACGGGGTACAGTTGGAGCAACCTTCAAACTTCCATTGACACGGCTATTTCTGATTATTTGCTTGAGTTAAGAAAAAGCTGGGCTGATACGGATCATTTGGTTGTGAGAACAAGCCACATTGAAACACGGTTGCTTGCAATCAGCGGAATTGTGGATATTGACAACACCAAAATCAACGGTTCAACAAACAACCTTACTTTGGGGAAATATGAAGTTCCCGTGTTTAAGGGGGCGAGTGCATGATTCGAGATGTAGACCTTGTTTCTTATTTGTCCCCGTTTATGGCTGATTTCAAGGAAATTTCGGTAACGCTGGAAGCAGAAAACCCGGAATTCAGGATTGTTTGGGAAGCGGCTGACCGTGTTTTATACAACGAATTTATTGCAACCGCTGACGAATACGGAATTTCCCGTTTTGAAAATATCTTGAACATTCTTCCTTCAAAGGAAGATACCCTTGAAAGCAGAAGGGCAAGAGTACAAGCCCGATGGTTCAACATGATCCCGTACACGATTAAAGCCCTGATTGGAAAATTAACGGCTTTGTGTAGTGATACGGATTTTACGATTTCAAAGTATTTTGATTTTTATAGGCTGGAAATTGAAACAGACCTTGAACTATACGGGCAAGTTGAAGAATTGGAAAATATCATTGAAACCATGATTCCTTGCAATATGGTTATAGTTTCCTTGAACAATATCCCATGCAATTCACAGGGCTTTTCCCTGATTGCTGGCGGGGTTTGTGCAATAGAAAACTTCTTTATCACCAACGATGAAAAAACAACCAATGTTATCAATGGTACGGCGAAATTCGGCGGCGGGCTTTCAGAAGCAGCCGCTTATTTTATTACCAATGACAGCCGGGAAGATGTGGTTGCAAATGGTACAGCAATCCACGGTGCGGGCGTTATCAATACCGCAAGCGTGATTATCACAAATGATTTCAATGAACAGTTCAACATAAACGGAACAAATGAAATTGGTTCGGGTGTAGTTGTTTCTGAAATCATTGGAACAGAACAAAACTGAAAGGAATGAAAAACTATGGCAGAATTTTCAAAGCTGGTTATTACCAGCAAAGGACAGGCGTTGCTTGCAAAAATGATTGCAGGAAGCGGCAATGTGGAGTTCACAAAGGTATGTGCTTCTTCCACAACTTACACCCTTACACAGTTGGAAGCCCTTACTTCACTTACCAATGTGAAGCAGACAAGCCTTGTTTCCAAAATCACCCGTACAAACGAGGTTGCAATCAAGGTTGAAACGGCGTTTACCAACACCGAACTTACAGCGGGTTATTATATGCGTACACTTGGTTTGTATGCGAATGATCCGAACGCTGGCGAAATTCTCTATGCGGTTACAATCGAAACTTCCGGTAATTGCTATATGCCGCCTTACAACGGCATTACTGTTTCCGGTGCTTATGTGCAGCTTGTAACCACGGTTGGAAATGCGGAAAATGTTTCCCTTCAAGTGGATTCGGCGGCGGTTGCTACTATCGGAGATATTCAGGAATTGCAGAATCAGATTGCAGACCTTGAAGCCTTTGTTGGTTACACCGATTCGGATATTTACGGCGTGGAAGTGGATTTCGTGAATAAGAAGTTCACACGCCTTGCGGGTGCAGCGAACAAAACAGCGGGTGCGGGATTTGATTCAATCAATGCCTTTGGTGGGCGTAAACGCTGCAATCTTACCAATGAAGGAAAGGTTGTCGCTTATTATGGTGATGCCGGATTCACCACCACGGGCAAGCTGACACAGGCAATCACGATTGATGAAGGTAGCAATGCGGGTACATACGCCGTTGGAACTATCGTTCAGACGATGGTTGAACAGCCGAAATTTTATTACAAGGTTGTGCCTTTGCTGGTTGAAAAGAAAGCGAAAGGCGGCATTACCCGCAAGATTCGTTATTATGTTTCGGACACACCCAAAGCAGGGTTCAAACTTCACCCGGCGTTCATTGAGAACGGAAAGGAAAACGAAAAGATTTATCTTTCCGCTTTTGAAGGAAGTCTTTGGGATGCTTCCGCAGCGGCTTATATTTTGGATGATGCGGGGGTTGCTTCCTTCACTTCCGCAGTTGGTACGGGCGATATGCTTTCCAGCATTTCCAACGCAAAGCCGATTTCCGGTAAAGATCAAGTCCTTACCCGTGGAAACAGCCGTATTCTTGCAAAGAACAGGGGTGCAGGATGGGAACAGGCTTATGTTGCAACCGCTTGTGCTTCCGCTTTGCTGATGCTGGTTGAATATGCAACCTTCGATATGCAAAAGGCAATCGGCAACGGTAATGTTTCCAAAACTGACGATGGAGTTTCCAATTTGTCGGAAGTTACCGGGGCAACCGTGAATTTGGGTAACGCTTCCGGGGCAGTTACCAACGATAACGGTATTCAGATTGTTTCCTATCGTGGAGAAGAAAACCCGTGGGGAAATATTTGGAAGTGGATTGATGGCATTAACCACTATGTTGATATTACAGCCGGAACAGATACCGTTTATATTGCGGATCACGATTTTGCAGACGATATTGGAACGGGCGTTTATACGGAAGCCGGAATTACACCTTCCATGAAAAGCGGTTATGTTTCCGCTTTCTGCTATTCGGAAGATTTTGATTGGCTGTTCATTGCGGGTGAGGTCAACGGTAGCAGTTCCCTTCCTGTTGGTGATTATTTCTATCAGAGTGGTTCTACCGGATGGCGGGTTGCTAAATTGGGTGCTAGGTGGAATAGCGGCTCGCATGCGGGTGCTTTCTGTTGGTTTCTGTATCATGCTTCTTCTAATCGTAGTCGGGATGTCGGCGGGCGGTTGGTGTATGTACCTTCCAAAGCAGCCGCTTAACCGTTCAATTCGGTTTGAAGTAAATTGAATATATAGGTAGTTCAGGGAGTATTGTTGTTTACACACCGATAAACAAGGA